ATTAGTTCAATGTGATTTTGAGCCATGGTAGTAGAGGATCGATTACTCCAATCAATCTGAGGAGACCTTCAGCAAAAAGAGCAAGAACAACCCACCCGACACACATAGAAATAATTCCAGCATTGCGGTTGTGTCTACGAATTGCATCATCAATCATCTCCTGAACTCGTTCTTCTGTTACTCGTTCGGGAGGATCAATTTTTCCTCCCTGCCAGATCCAGTCTTTCTTCACTGGATCAGCCCCCATCGATCTGACATCCAACCATGCTTCCGCCGACGATACCTAGAGGGATTGCCCACCAACGACCATCACCTCGGGAAGCAGCAGCACCGATGCCACCACCTGCAATACCACCAAGGATGGAACCTTCGATGCAGGAGTTGTCATCTACATCATGAGAAGGGGTATGATGAATGTGTCCACGATGATGACGGGGACCATAGTAAACTTCTTCACCAAAAGTCTTGTTACATGGAACTCGGACTCGTTTCTTTTCTGTCTTAACGTATCCAGGATTTTTCATAGTTCCAGGAACGTAAGTTTCTTTGTAAACCTTCTTGAAGCATTTTTGCTCTCGGGCATATCCACCTTGCGACTCATATGCTTGAGCAGCAGGAACAGAACTGAAGAGGAGAAGAGCAGCGAGTGCAAGTTTCATAGTGACCTCTGTGTGTATGTAGATATTATACTACTGGAAGGGGGTGTGTGCTACCCCCTTGTGACAGTTTACTATCAGTCTTCCTCTGCCAACTTAGCGAAGTAAGACAGAGTGTCTTCTTCATCCTCAACAGGAGAAGCAGCGACTGCTTTCTCACGGAAGTCCTTGACTTCAGCACCCCAATTAGGTTGATTGGATGTCATCGCAGTGTCACGATGGTGACCAGTGATGTCAGGAGAGTTGAATCCTCCACCAACAGGAGTGTCGAAGACTGCTTCATCTTGCTCGTCAACGCGAGGAGCAGGAGCAGCACCTTTACCAAGCACCAGATTCAGACGTGCTTGCAGTTGCTCGTAGGACTTGAAGTTCTTAGGATCTTCAAACTCTGCGAGGGAATAACCCTGCTTCCAGATAGATTCGAGACGATCGTCATCGAAACCACCAAGAGTACCAGCAGCAGCGAACTCAGACTTGTCGTAGTTCCAGTAACCATCGACCTTGCGGATCTTCAGTTTGAAGTCAGCACCCTTCCAGAAGTTGAA